CTGTAGGCGCGTTCTCGGCCCCGTACTTCTCACCCTCAACAACAGCCTGTTCCTGTGCGCTCTGCATGAAGAAACTAGTCATCTGGTTCATGCCCTTGGACAGAGCGTCCATAGGTGCAGACACGTCTCTAAACTGCCCCTCTGGAACAGCGACCTGCAAGCCTGATGATTTGTAGCGTGGTAACTCAGCCATGTCTCAGTCCTTTTAGAATACGCCGCCAAACCGTCCAGCACCACCGTAAGGTTGTGCCACTGGTGTCGTTAATGATGGAACCCCACCAACCTTCATAATGTTGGCTCCAGTGCTTAAAAGCGTTGTTCCCGCACTGATGAACCCTGCGGTTGCCGCTGCCTGTCCCTGCGCCCTTAACGAGGCTGCTGTGGTCTCTCCACCAAGGAAGGCAAGTTGCGCGTTCATCTCGGTCATCTGCTTCTCTTCAATGCCCTGACCAAATGCGTAGTTGGTCAAAGCCGCTGCCGAGCCGCCAAACGGATCAATGCTACCTGCACCCGCACGAGCGCGAATCGTTGCTGCCGTTGCAAGTGTCTTTTCTAGAACCTGTACGCCCTGCTGACGGTATTGCAGTTCCTGTGCCTTAGCCTTCATCTGCTCTTGCTTGGCTTGGGCATTCAGTGTTGCTTGCTGAGACAGGCCACCAGCAATGGAACCTACTGCGCTGACAACCGAGGATAACCCAGCCAAAGCCGCAAATGTTCCAGATGCACCGACTGCACCTACCGCACCTAAGATTGGAGCTATAAAAGACATATCACTGCCCCATGTTCACGCTGAGTCGATAATCTAAAAACAACAATGTCATCTTCAACGGTTGAGTTTGTGTCACTGTTACAGAACCCTCATAGTCGTAGCCAAGCAACGGGCCAACACGCTTCAACCCGGTAAACTCTGCTACCGCTGTATCTAGCACTGCCGAATCAAAAGTCCTAAACGGCACTTCAACGGAGTTAACCGAAGCATTCTGTGTCTTATAGAACTCAGCCTCAACTTCGATAATACGCTTCTTAAACCCACGCATATTGCCAACTTGCAACCGAGGCTCAATAGGCATCGTTGCTATCGTGACCGTGTAGTCCTGACCGACCTGATATGATGTAACAGAGGAACGATCAAACGTAACCAACCCACCGGATGATGCAACTTCGTCACCAAGTACCACGCCATCTGTAATGACTTTGACAGTCTTAGCCGCAAAGTTGGTAGCCGTTACGTTGGCTGCCGCTCCACCAGAGACTGCATTGTCCAAGGTGAAATCATTGCTGAATGTCTCGACATGATACTTCACAACGCTATTGATGGTGCGCTGCACAACGACATAGATTGTGCTGATGTCTACGGCTACAGCCTTGAACAGACCATCCGTATCAAAAGTCGATGGAGCAATAATGTCTGCCGAGCGAAGCACAGAGTACGCAGTAAACGTGCCGTCTGTGTTGACCAGCATCAACAGATCTGATTCGTCTGTGTTCGTAGCACGTCGCATAGCCATATCAACGGGCGTGTTAATCAGATGTCCAGACAGTAACGATATCTTGTTTGACACATAGCTGGCTTGAGTATCTGTGTAGATAAACTCCTGCACCATCTTACCGCCGCGCTGGATATAGATCGTGCCAGCCTCAAGTCCAACAGGACGTGTGCCTTCAATAGAACCATTGCGGGTTGCAATACGGACAAGGAACGTACCTGGTGTGATTGGATCACCAGTTCCCTGTGGCACATAGAACTCGCCACCAGTCGTGAACAGTTGCAAGTCACGTCCTGAGTGAATGTTTACGATTGCATTGAACTGGTTAACGTCAAGCGTTGCCTCTACTGCATCGTCATCAAGGTTCGTTTGCTTATCAAAGTTAAAGAAGTCACCGACACGGCTACCCCAAACAGTTGATGGTCTGTCACGGGAACCCCCGAAATATAACCGTCCTTCATGAAAAGTCACACTTCTGGGATAACCACGGGTAGATGACCATACATTTTCATAGCCGCTTTCAGTCTCCCAGCTACTAGCTGCGATTGCACCTGTGCTAGAAAACGGAACTTCAACGATAGCCCGAAGAACCGTCGTGCTGACAAACTCGATAACTCTGGCTCGACCATAGGAAATTGTATTATTGACGTATTGACCGACTAACGCAGATGTAAACACTGCCGCACTTGCCGTCAGTGTAACCGTGCCCGTCGTAGCAGATGGCGTAAGCGTAGCTGCTGGAGATGCCAAGGTAATCGTAAACGCATATTTTGGAATGTAATCGAACGACAGGTTCGAGATTGTCCATGTTGCGTCTGTGCCTCCACGAACCATCTTCTGAACTGGCATATCTTTATGCGTAAAGATAACCGTATCCGCAGACTGGGCGTAGTTAAGATTGGCTAATCTGGCTGATGTTAGTTCGGTAGCGGCTAGATAGTCGTTGCCTGAACCATTGATATTCGTAATCAGAACACCAGCCTTGTAGACATAGATGCGCTGGTTGACGATAGCGAACATATACGAATCGCTGGTCGAGAACTCGAACGGAACTAGAACCGCACCATCAGACGCATTCGATGGCAGAGCATGAATGAACTTCAAGCCGGGTCTACGACGCACACCGCCCTGTGGCAGGATTACAACATTCCTAGCGGTCTTCAAACCGGAGTAATACTGTGCAAGATCAATACGACCACGAAGCAGCGGATCAATTTCGCCTACTGTAAAGTTGGTCTGGATATTGATTATGCGGGTCATTAGTACCTCACGGCAACAAGGCTAAAGTCTTCAATCATCTGAGGCGGGTGATTCTGACCGTCAACCATAGTGGCCTGTCTAAAGTAACCGCCACGACCGTTCTCGCCAGAACCGATAGCCATGTTGGCCCAGTATTGGCTCTTGCTCATCTGGTCAGTGACAGGCTCTGCAAAGTGCCAGCACAGATAGTACTTCATCAACTGGACAAAATACTTCGGCATCAGGTCTTCGCTGACATCGAACTGATAGTCGATATAGACAGTAGTGTAGTTGGTCTGCACCATGTTGTTCATAACTTCCCAGTCAGTGACTGGACGCGCACCTGGATTAGCAGAAACGAACAAAGCCCTTGGGCCTGACAGCATATCGCCGGGGAGCTGATACTCGTACTTCCATTCTGTAACAGGAGTGCTTGCGAGTTGGGCTAGTTGGACTTTCTTGTAGCTAAACGTCCAAGGGTACATTGTAAGTACCATTGCCTTGATGTCGTCATAGAGTCGGTCGGAGATCTGAGCAGCATTAGATCCGTCAGTGAAGGATGTAATGATGTTGGTTCCGAGCATAATAAGTGCGTCGTTGACGATTGTGAGTTTGGTGTCACCAGTTGCCAATGGAGTTCTCCTTCAACGCAATATTAACGCCTTATATATTATTCGTACACAAACAAAAAGAGGGGGATTTCTCCCCCTCAATTAGCACCAGCGGTTCAACGGAATTAATCCGTATCAGTCGCCGAGATAGTCGTACCATCAGCGATGTCCACTACGCCAGCCGACGTAACGCTATTCACGTAGGAAATAACGAGCGAAGGGGTCGTAGCATCGTAGATGAAGATTACGTCACCGACATTGACGAGGGTCGCTACTGTGTTGAAGTACCCAGCAGTATTGATCGTCGCCTGTGTGTCAGTAGACTTGTAGGAGTAAAGAGACGGTGCGTTGCCAGACTTATTGGCAGCGATCGTGTTCCAACCTGTCGAAGAAAAAGCCATTGTTCAATCTCCTTTATGCGGTTTCGCGGCAAGTGATCTTGACAATGCCTTCATCGTCAATCGCGATTGCTCCAGCGGAGAACATACCGTTTACAAGGTATGAGGTCTTCTCTGGAACATAGTTGATTTCGGTCTTCATATTCATACCGATACCGAAGCCAACAGCGTCACGATGATAAGCGAAGCATACACGGTCAAGCGAGCCGTCGATTGCCAAGCCACCTTCAGCACGATCACCGATCATGGTGAACTTGAAGCCCAAGAATGTGTCGATCTCACCCGATACGAGAGCGCGTACCGAGTTGAAATCAGCAGATGTAATGGACGTTTCGCCGAGCAGGGACTCAAGACCCGAAGCCGAAACAAGGAAGCAACGACCGTCCATAGGAACATTGTTCTTGTCCAAGAGACGCTTTGCATTGCGGAGCTTGGTAAGGTTCAGGTTGGTGTCAGTGCCACCGATGTCATTGCTGACAGTCAACGATGTGCTGGAAGCAGCAAGTGCATCCAATACCAACTGATCCATACGACGACCGATTGAGCCGGAGACAACCTGGACAAGCTCACGACGCTCATCGAAGTTAACCTTCGCCTGATGGAAGATGTCGCTGTATTCAGCAGCATTGTAGTCGCTCATCGTCGCAGTGACCTGCGAATATGTGATGTTGAGTGGTGTTACATCCGTCTGAGGAACCCGAAGTGTGGCAGAACCTTTGCCAATCTTAGGGAACTTTACGGTTGAGCCTTCCACGTTCTGACGTTCACGGACGAGACCAGCAAGGAGACGTTGCCCCTGATATGCTTGCTTCACTTCCGCATCGAAGAGCGTGACAAAGGCTGAGGAAATACCCTGTGCCATGTTAAATCTCCAAATTGCGTTTCATGTGATAAATCGTTCGTGATTGTCCTTACGGGTCACCCAACTAAGTATCCGGTCGTATCTAAGATATGATTGTCGGACGGAGGACAATTAAATCATCCGTCCGATGTTGTCAATTACGGTGAGTATTGCTGGTCACCAAAGGCATTCTGGAACATCTTCTCCACCTTGCGTGTGAATACCATGTCCTTGCCGTACTTTGGATCTCCGACCATAGCGTACAGATCGTCCTTTGATACTCCGGTATCCGGTGTAACATCTGTAGTCGGGATCGACATTTCACCTGATGCCTGTCTGATCTTGTTCAATGCAGAGACAAAGGCTGCCGAGGTAGAAGCCTTGGCGATTGCATTGGTTTCCGATTCATTCAGCACAGACCTGCTCAACTTGGTCAGCCACTGGTTGTTTGCCTGAATAATATCATTGGCCCGATTGCCGAGCTTCTTGATCTCTTCATCACGGCTGGCAGTGACGTTCTCAAAAGCCTGACCAGCCTCTTCAATGTAGATAGAGGCCAGTTTGTCGAACGCATCCTGCGAGATTCCGAGTTCCTTGGCTGTCGAGATGTAGCGTGACAGCATAGGATCATCATCAGGAACATTCAGGTTCTTGAATAGGCTTGCATCGTAGTTGCCATCCTTTGGCGGCTTGTGTTTGCCCTGAGAGAACTTGGTTCTCAGTTCCTGATAGGACTTGGCAAGGGCTTCTACGTCTGGCCCTTCTTCTTCTGACCAGAAATTCTCAGGCCAATAGTCTGGTCTGACGAGTGGTTCATCTGGTTTTTCAGGTTCTTCAGCTTGTTTTGCTTCCAGTTCCTGTGCGGTGAGTTCGCGGTGAGGCACTTCAATCTCTGCCGCCACTTCCTCTTCCTTACTTACTGCTAACAGGCTCTGGTTGTCAGCAGTCTCGCTGGCCTGAGTTGTCTGTTCTTCTTCAATCATCTAGTCCTCGCTCGTTTTATACGCTCCTCAATTAACCGAACAACAGAGTTCTGGCCTTCCCTTGCATAGCCATGCGAAGCATCTTCACCCGGAGTCCAAGTTGGCTGCTCAATAGTCTTATTGCGTAGGTCGGCTAGAATAATCTGTCCTGAGTCGGTACTGAACACACGGGCGTAGTGTGCATCCATTTCTGCTAGATGGTCTTTGCCTTTGACGTTGGTAACGTCACCATCAATATCGTTCCAATCCATTACTGCAATGCCCTCATAAGTGCTGGTTGGTTACTAAGTTGCTCTGGCCCGGCAGGACTTTGCTGTTGAGGCATAGCACCCTGCTGCTGCATCTGCATCTGCTGTGCGGCCTCTGCCATCTGCTGCATGATCAGCTCACGCTCGTCTGTTGTGGTAAGAAGTTTCGTAGGGATACCAAGTTTGTCAGCGATATAGTCGATAATCGCATCTTTCTTGATAGCAATCTGCGCTTCCGGCCCCATAGACGCTGTGATCTGCATAAACTGCAACAGATCGTTGAGTTCGTCCATGTTCTGAGCCTGAGCCAGTGGCGAAATCGGTACTACCTTGACCTGCTGACCATTAACCTTGAGAGGCATCAGGATCAGACCAATTTCATCCATCAGGTACAGAATACGAGATACGATTGGCAACATTGCCTCGGTAATCAGGCGACCAAAAGCCGCACCAAGGTTCTGTGCCAACTCGTTTCTACGCTGCACTACTTCGGTAGCCGACCGAGCAGACATATTATCCGGCGGCAGGGTGTCGTCGAGCAGCATTTTCTTAATGTTCATCCGCAGATCGTTCATAATAATTTGCGAAACATTGAAGTCTGACGCTTTTGTAAGCGGCATCAGGCTTGGCCCCTGTGGCCCACCGTTACGGGCAACCGGAATAATCGCTCCGGGCTGTATCTTGATGGTCTGTACGTTGATTACGCCATCATCTGCCGCTGTATATACACCAGCAACAGCCAGTGCAGCGTTCTTCAAGACCAGTTCAACGGTCTTGTTAAGGGTCTTCACGTCTGGCATAGCCGCAATCAACGGGCCACGACCATAGACTTCGCCAGCGACCTTCATATATCGCGCTACAATCCAAGGAGAGACCTTCATCGTGCGGTAGACAAGCTCAGACTTACTCTTCTCATGGATTACATGATAGCAGTAGATGTTGTCCTGCTTGTTATAGACAGTAGCTTCCAGCAATTCGATGTCTTCTGTCGGCTTCTTGTCGATCATGGACTGCAACTGTGCAGGGATCTTGGCATCTGCCCATTGCAGACTGATTGCCTCACCTTTCACACGCAGTTTCCGATAAACATTGTCTACCGTTCCGTGCGGCCCTTCTTCCAAGCTGACCAGATATTGCGGAACCGCTGTAAATCTAATTGGAATTGACTCATCACCAGGCTGAATGAGCATGACAGCCGTACCAACAGATAAGTCCAGTAGAAATTCCGACATCGCCAGATCAAAGTTAGTTTGTCTGAGAATAGAGAACATTTGTTCATTATATGCGTCCAGAACACGTTGGATCTCCCCTCTACGCTCAATCGGGATTTCGTTACCAGCCTGTAATCTGCACCACGCACGGTATGGAGGAAACAGACTGGACTGGATTTTGTTAGCAAATCGCTGTGTCGAATGAATGGCAGTCGAATCAAAGACCTTGCTCATCTTCTTTTGACCAGGTACGCCACCCTCATAGAAGCCATCATACAGATTGCGCTGTGGCAATGCGTATTCATAGCATTCCTGATAGATTGTACGCCACTCATCCTTGCGTGAAGATGCAAGCGATGAACGCTTCATAATGTTTTCTACGCTCATCCTTGCCATAACTTAATCCTTAATCATCACCGCGAACAAGCAGGATGCAAGTTACGCTAGTTGAAACACCGCCACCAGTTGCCTTCGGGCGAACGTATAATGGCTCTGTGTCGAAAGCTGCCATACCTGCTGTGGTGAAAGATACACTACCACCTGTAGATTTTTTTACGGCAGACACAAAATTGGTTCCATCCATAGAGCCGTCAAACTCAACCGTTGCCGCATTGAACGTGCCGTACACTTGGGCCGTCAAATGATGTTTGCCATTTATAAATATGGCACTTCCTACATCATTGTTAGCCATACCAGTCCACGTATATACAATCGCCCCATTTGTAGCTGAGTTCGTATGCTGGATCGTAGCCATGATTATTTCCCTTTACTGGGCATTGATTTACCGGAGGGTTTTGACTTCCCAGCGGATGACATTGCCATTGCGATGGCTTGTTTTTGGGGATATCCCTTTTTCATCTCAGCACGGATGTTCGTAGAAATTGTCTTCTGCGAGGAACCTTTTTTAAGCGGCATCGTCGTACTCTCCATCTTCATCAAGGGTTTCGATCTTAGCATATTGCTTATCAGTAATCGGGCCACCGACAAGCCACGCATCACACGTTCTGGATGCAGCGCACTTGAAGGCAAACAGCTCACAGAATCCTAGATCTGCGGTAGCAATAACAATATCATCATAGCCGCCTTCATCTTCCGGTGCTTTCTCAAGCCCCTTGGAAATACAGTCCATCATCTGTGATGTCTGGATAAAGGCAGCGCAATTCCCGCACCGCATAGTCTTGGCCTCTGGAACAGAGACATCATACATTGCGGCCTTCTTCAGCCAATAAAGGATATTTGGCTCATTAGGATTAGCTGGGCCATAGCCGTACATGATGAACGCATGGTTGCGGTTCTTCAGATTCTTGGTGATGTCATGCGTTGCAAGTGGGCAAGCGTATTCACCAGTCTCTTCCGGCTCTTTCTCTACCTGCAACATTGCCATGTTCAATCCTTCATATTCTTGATTCTAGCACTGAGAGCAGCCGCTTTCT